GAACGCTTGGATGTTGCCCAGCGGAACCCAGCATCACCGCCCCACAAGTCCCAGGCTACACGCCCGGCACTCGGGAAACCTTCCTCACCAGCGTTGAAGCCTTCAGCCTGCTTATCTACTTCATGCCGGGAGAAGAAACTGTACATCCTCAGTATCGTGTCTTCGGATAGTTGCTCGCCGTTGACAATCTGGTTTGCCCTTGCGAGTCCTACCCGCGTCCCACCATCGAACCCTTCAGCCTTCCAGTCAAGCGCACGTTGTGCCGCTTCTCGCATTGCATCGGTTGGCGCAAACTTTGCGGCTAGTGCCTTGGCTGCTTCATCTCGCAGGGTAACTGGTGCGGCTCCTGTGTGTTGTACTGGCAAGTTCAGGAAGCTCGTAACGCTACCCGGATCGTAACCGGAACGAATGAGGATACCAGCCGCGTTGGTTGTCTCTGCTAGTGATGCACCCGTGCCAGCCTGTGTGCTGATAGCGGAAGGATGTAGGATTCCCTCATCCTCTGGCACGGCTTCAAGACCAGCAATGCGCTTTGCTTCCGCTCTATCGATAATCCCAGCCTTGTACAGTTTCTCCGCACGATCGGCTTCCGCTGAAAGGTCATCAGCCAAAGCCCGTACACCTTCAAGGTCATACTGTACAAAATCACCCTGCTGAGTCTCTGGGTACTCTGGCAGGAGGTCAGCGGTAATCGCATCAGCCAAGACACGCAGGAGGGGAACCATGCCGTCCTCCCATGCTGCCTGTTGTGCGCGCTCGTAGTTACTGTAAGTGGAACGCTCAAGACCAGCACCAAGACCTAAGACCATCGGGTTGAGCCCAAGGGCAGAACAGATACGCTCCTCAGGTACACGTCTCACGGAATCCAATGCAAGCTCTGATGGCGTTAGGGATACCCTATCCATCTTGTATGCCCCGGTCATTACAACGATACCGCCGCTACCATCACCGCTTAGGTCTTCATGCAGTTGTCGCTTGACCTGCCGTGCATCGTCCATTGAGATGTCTACGGTCTGGTCTTTGGCATCAGGCCCTACTATGAGCGATGGCATAGCCCCATTAGCAAGCAGTCCCCATGCCGTGGTGCTTGCGGTGTTGTCTGTTGCAATCTCCCGCAGAACAGCGGTTACCGGGCTACGCCCAAGGCGGATGTCGGAAGGTTCCCTGCCGTACCGAATGTGAATGATGTCAGATACCGGGATGTCGAAAGAGCGACCATCCGTGGTGTAAACGTAGTGGGTCAAAGGGTTGATGCCGTTACCGACAGGTCTGACCATGTCTTGCGGTAGGAACTGCAAAGCGGTTACCACACCACGGGTAGTGCTTCTAATCTTCCTTAGGTATGTGTTGCCGAAAAGCTTATAGTCTTGGATAACCCAGCTCCAAAATAAACTACCCATCACCATTGGATCGGGTTGCGCCATAAGAGCGATTACCGGGTGGTCTTCTACTGGTTCTGCCTGCTGGCTGTCTACCGGACGGTAGTACTTGACTGTGGCTTGAGGAAAGTTCCGGATGTACCAGTCGATCGCGCTTGCCACGATACCGTTTAGCCCAAGGTCTCCCGCTACTCTTGCCCAGTCTTTGGTAGAACCTGGAAGCGCGCGGCGCAGGAGTGTTTGCAGCTGACCGGAGCCATAGCCGGTTAGGTAGACATCACGGGACTGGCTAAGCGGTAAAGGCAAAGCCTGTGTCGGGTTTGCTACGGCTTTATTGCCAAGGAAGCGGTCAAAGATACCCATGTTCCTAGTATCCCACAGGCAATAAAAAAGCCCCCTTGCGGGGGCCTGTAAGGCTTAGTGGTTTAGATTGTTGATATTGCAATCCGTGCCATCTTTGCAAACTCTGGCTCAAGGTCGGTGAACACTTCACCGGTCGTTACATTGACGTACAACTTAGCATTGATAATCTTGCCTGCCTTGCTGTTGCTGATGCGCTCGCCGTTCAAGGTGACGTTACGGAGTGAGCCAGTGTTGTACTTTTCGATTTCCAAACCGAGGATGCGCTCTGGCTTAAAGTAAACTCGGTGATTCGTTCCGCCAATCCATTCCTTACCACCAGCTGCTACCAATCGCTCAATAAGTTCCATTGTTCTATCTCCCTGCTTGATGTCATCAATATACACTCTAAGTATATACACGTCAAGTATATAGGAAGATATATTTCAGACGGCTCCCCATCCCTTGCGCTGTCCGATCACCTGCCAAGCGTACGCCATCGCGTCCACCACGTCATCATGCCGACCAACTGGAAAGGATAGCAACTCATCCTGCCAGTAAGGTGGCAAGCCTTCAACGTGTACAACCTGCCCTTGCTCGTATCGGGCCTCCAGAGGCGCAAAGCGGGTTATCTTGTCACGGTCTGGACGTATCCCCCGGATAGGCAGTTTCGTACGCCTCATAAGCTCCTGAACAACAGCGGCTTGATACTGCACCTGCTCGATGCCAATCATCACGGGTTTCCACTTTTCAGCCATAGCCTCGATGAAGCGCAGGACGGAAGCAAAGTCCGCACGGGTACGGTTCACATCCAGCACGTACAAGGTTCCATCTTCACCACGGCTCAAAGCAACCACGGCGGTGTAGTCTGCCTCTGCCTTGGTCGAGATGGCAAGGTCAACACCAAGATAGACGGGCAAGCCTTCAGGAGCATCACCAAACCTCAACCATTCCCGCTTGATTCTCGCTCCCGCAGCATCAACGAACTCCGCCAAATACTCCTGCCGAAACGCGATCGATGGCAAAGATTCCCCCGCCTTCGCTACTTCCTCAGCATCTATCCAAGGGTTAGCCGTGGTAGGCATCTGCCAAGACATCCAGTCATCATCAACACCAGCCATCGCGTGTAGGCTTTTGAAGTAGTTCGAGCCTTTAGGCGTAGACAGAAAGAAAGCATCCCCCTTGTAGTCGGTTAGCGTTGGGCGGATTGCTTCAGTCCATGCTTGTTCTAGATGCCTTGCCATGGCGGCTTCATCGATGATGACCCGCTTGTACTTACGACCACGGGCAACGGTAGAAGGGTCATCAAGCGTCCAGTAGTCAATCGCTGCCCCGGTTATCAGTTCGATGCGTGGTGCAGGTGTCTGCACAGCTCGCCGGATAACAGGAGCATAGATACGCTTGTGGTCGTTGTATGCCTCTTCTAGCAAGCGGTAGGTAGGAGCAAACCACGCGCATGGCAAAGCATCTTTTAGAACCGGGTCACTTAGCAAGTTACCACCTAGCGTTGTTTTTCCAAAGCGTCTACCTACTCAGCCACAGGCAAGGACGTTGTATCGCCTTGCCTGTGCCATGATTACCTTTTGTCCTTCGTGAGGTCGAGGGAGAACCAATCGAATGTCAGGCACCTGTAGAGCCTAACCCGCCTGTACGCTCATCTGCTGGGATATCGTCACCAAGCACAAATGGCGTAAAGACCAACTGCGCTATGCGGTCTCCTGCCTCAATAATCCAATCACCTTGCGTCCGGTTATGCAGTAGCACCTTAATGGTGTCTGTATAGTCAGCATCAACGATTCCGGGGGCATTGGCAACAGCAAGACCACGCAAGGCTAGACCTGACCGGCTACAGACCAGAGCGCATAAATCCCAAGGCATAACAACATAGGTGCCTGTATCAACGCCTACAGTAGCCCCAGCAGGTATTACGATGTCACCCGGTGAGCGTAGATCGTAACCTGCCGAGTACTTTGTGGCACGGGTAGGAATGACACCGTGAAATCTAATCTTTACCATCAGCGTACTCCACGATTACCTTTACCGGGCTACCATCTGCGCCGGTCTGCTCTACCCTGCTAGACCACTCCTGCTTGTGCTTACGTTCTAGCCACCATGCAGCAGCCTGCCATGTGCTGTCAGCTGCCTTTTGAATGATAGCAACGTTGCGTACCTCGGCATCGCCCTCTGCCTTTTCTATAGCGTCCGCAAAATGCGAATTAGATTTGAGCCAGTTGGCAAATGTATCCTGTGAGATACCAGCATAAGCACAAGCAGCACGGCGGGTATTACCTGCCCTGAGTGCTTGTGTGATGTTC